GTAGTTATGCCCCATTTTCTGGTCACCAAAGCGAATAATCTTAATACTACCATCTTTTTCCCGAATAGCTACAATAGCTTTCTTAGTCGGGTGATCTGGAGTGCGCTTAGGTTTGTTAAGACCAGACAGCCCATACTTTTTTAGTTTGTTCTTGTCAGATTCACTAAGGGCCAATTTAAAATACCTCTGGTCTAATTGTTTAATGTTAGGGAGTGTTTCCCCCTGCGGGGCAAAACACTTATAGCATAACTTGGTATAAAAGTCAAGCGATTTTTTTTACTTTGACCACTCTCTTCTGATGTATTTTTGCAACAGTACACTTTTGATAAGCAAGTCTTTGTTGCTAGGGCTTGAGTTGTCGGTGACTAAACCCTTACTAATTTGCACCACATCATTGAGGTGTTTTAGCATGTAGGCTTGTTCTAAACTAATATTAGAAGAAAACCAGCCAATAATATTTTGTCGAGTACCCTTAGTAACTTCTTGGACCGCATGAGGGTACATAACAGGAAATACTACAATCTGTCCAGTATGTAACTTACGTGCTACTCGGCCACCATCACCATCAATAACAAACTCACCACCCTCGTAGTCGTCATTAAGAGCAATTGAAAACCCAAAGTTGTTTGCCATTCCGGTCATAGAGTTTTCAAAAGGGTCTACATGAAAGTCGTAGAAATCTCCGGGGCCGTACTTGTTAACAATTTGCATGTTAACCATAGAAGGATTATAAATATTATTAAGCGTTGTATTAGAAAGAAATACGCCTGATATATACTTTCCTAAAACTGTGTCAATAGGCGTTTCTTTATTTTCTTTAATGCTGTATAGCTTGCTTATGTTTTGCGTTTGCTTTCCGTCAGCGTAGCTAACCTCATTAAGTTCTTTTTTGCAAAATGCAATATCTTCGTCAGTTAGTAATTGAAAAATCATTTTATTTACCCCACAATTTTTTTAGATACGTTTGAACTAAAGTAGACTTAACAAACATTTCTTTGTCTGTAGTCATCAGTGAGGCGTTAACTTCGTATAGATTTTTTAAAATAAATGATTGCTCGTAAGTAACATTAGAAGAAAACCAGCCAATAATATTTTGTCGAGTACCCCTCGAAATTTTATTGACAGCATGTGGATAAATAATAGGAAATATTGCAACTTCTCCTGAAAGGAGTTTGTGAGCAATTTGTCCTACATCTGTTTGAAGTATAAACTCTCCACCTTCATAATCGCTATTTAAAGATATTGAAAATCCGTAATCAAAAAAAACATTATTAGATTTTGGTATTGCTTTAAAAGCGTCTACGTGCATATCATAGTAGTCGCCTTCTTCGTATTTATTGTAAAAATTTACTGAAACACGATTAGGGCAGTAAACAGAATCAATGTAAGCATTGTTGTACAAAGTACTGACAAGGTGTTTTTTTATATCTTCTGGAACACCCGCCGTTTGTTCATTCTGCTTCATCTTGTAGTGTTTGTTAGTGGGCTGTGTTATACCGCCACTTTGATATTTAACTTTATTTAGTCCAACACTACACTTATTAACTTCTATTTCGTCTAGTAACTTTAAAAAAAACATATGTACCCCACAAATTGAACATAGCAAAAAGGGGCAGGGTTTTTATAAGGAACCCTGCAAAACCTTTAGACAGATTAAGTGCCCGTCGAAACCGTAGCGGATTCAACCGGATTCTTAGAAATGTCAACAAGAACAGCATGAGCGCGGAAACGCCAAGCAGTCGTCTTAGACGAACCACCGTCGATCACAAGAAGATCAAGGGTGTCTGCTGCCGTAACTGCATTACTGTGAAGCGCCGTCGTGCTAAAGCCAGTGAAGCCAGTGGCATCAGAGTCGCCACCGTCAACAAGAGCATCAGCAGTCAATGCACCACTAGTAACACCAACGTCAAAAGTGATCTGTTCGTTGCCCGAAGCTTCGAGAACTTGAATAGCCCCACCAATAATCATCGTATCGGCAGGAAGATCAATCAACTGAACAATGTCACCTTGTTCTAGGTCCGTGTTATCAACCGCGTCGTAAACCGGCGAAGTAATAACATATGATTTGAGTGCGCTAGCCGGATGACCGACAGTGCCCCCAGTTGAGGAAGTACGATTGTAAGTAGCCATTTTCTATGCCCTCCTTTAACTGTCTAGATCGGTTACACCGACGAGAGCGCCAGTAAAACCAGTTCCAGAATCACGGAGAACCTTACGTCCGAAAACGTGAAGGCCACGAACAATGTCAGCAAAGCTGTTAGGATCGCGGACAACTTCAGTCTTGGCAATCGCAGAGGCAGTAGCAACTGCACTCATGTGACCGGCAAGAGCGAAAGATTCTCCACTTGTAGCAACAGGACCAAAGGTCGCTGCCGCTGCTGTCCCAAGTGAGCCAACAACCATCGCATTCGATTGGTAGAGAGTAAAGCCATGAATCTTACGATTGGTAACTTGACCATTCATAAGAGGACTCATCGACTCACCCGTAACACTTGCGTCCATCAATTTGGAATCAGCTTGACGAAGAACTTCGTAGAATTGCGGCGGGGCCACAAACCAACGATTGTCTTCAGGAACATCCTGTTCGTCAAGAAGACGAGCAAACTTAGCAATGTAGTTAGCAAGCTCGTCACCAGTGTTGCCCGAAACAGCAGAACCAGCAGTACCAAGGCCACTACCAGCGGTAGCGTTGTCAGCAATAGCCTTTAGAACATTGTAGTCATACTGCTTTTTAAGGGCATACGCGCCAGAAGAAGTGGCAAGAGCCTCAAAGTTTACGTGGCTCTGACGCTCTTCAATGTCGTCAACCTTAAAAGCGAAGTAGTTGCCCTGATCGACTGTGAGAGTAGTCTCAGCATCCGTCAGGTCTTGGGGGTTAACTGTAGCACCGCGAGTGTACGCAGAAACCGTAATCGTCGGTTCCTTAATAATCTTCACAGTGTCGCCAAAATTCTCAATTTCTCCCGCGTAGTCGGTGTTAGTGATTGCTTCTGCAACCGATGCACGACGGAAGTATTTAAGAACCTTTTGGCTGTAGATAGCCGGGACGAAATTACCGTTAGGTAGGTTTTCGTAACCAGCCGAAACTGAGTAAGCCATAATAGTCTCCGTTAAAGTTTTTGGTTAAGGTCTAATTCTTCCTTCTCGATTAGCCCGTTCCAATTCTTTTTCTAATTTAGCGAATTGTTCTGGGCGCATTCGAGAGATTTCATCAGAAGTCCAAATCTTTTTGTCTCCCTGTGGGTCTGCAATTTCACGGGTAGTACTAGAAGTCCGTACTTGCTTTGCCGCAGAGTTAGTGTTTGACCGTTTAGATTTGGTTTTTGAAATACCCTTGTCCGCTTTATAAAGGTCTAAGGTACGAGCGGCCCATTTAACGTCTGTTGCGTTTTGTGTCACGCCGTTTGAAATGCTTTCAGGCTGTTCTTCTAACCAATCAATAAAGTCCTGATTGTCTTTAAGTTCAACAAAATCAGGGTGAGCAGCTAAAAGTTCTTTCTGTGCATTGCTACGTTCCAGATCACGCTCACGATCACGGAGGATTTCAAGATGTTCCTCAATGTCGCTTACACGAGAATCTGCTTGCATGTGTGCAACAGTCTCCACAATTCCAAAGATGTCAGGGTATTCCTCTTTAAACTTTGCAAGGTCTTCCTGACTTTTTGGCAACTTGATGTTTTCTTTTTTTGCCTGCTTACTAGAAACAAGCAAGTCTTCTTTTTCTTGTCGCCAATCCGATAACTTCTGATCGTAGTGTTTCTTGAGATCATCGTATCGTTTTTTAAAATTGTGGTTATCGTTATCGGTCTTGCCTACTTTTGCCTTACCTTCCGGGGTGGCCGATGCCTCGGTGTCCGTAGGTTCGTCAGGTTCGTCAAGACGAGTCCGATAGTTATTTTGGTATGGGGTAGGTTCGTTTAGTTCCTCGTTTGAGTTAGGGGTATCAATCATAGTCACCTCCATGCGGGGCCATATCTCTATGGGTAGCCACGGTTGGTCTTAAAATGACAGGGCCAGAACATATGTTCTAGGTGGCTGTCGGAATTAAATGTTTCGTTGGGTAGCTAGTGGATCAAATTCTGGTGCTAAAAATCCTGTGTACGCTTCGCTGCCTTTTTGTTCTAAAATATTTGGTATGGCGCGAGTTTGCCTAGAAGGATTTTTGTCAGGGTTTTTTGACATTGTTCGGTCTATGTTAAGGTCTGCTTTGCTTGTCCGCACACTTCCGGGCATATTTCTATCGTCTTCAAGAAAATCTAAATGTAATGCTTCTTCTTCTGATATGCCTCCGTCAGCTACGCCCCCTACCTTCTTGCTGTAGAAAGCAGTCAGGTCATCAGCTAATTGTTGTTTTTCTTCTTCTGAAGTTTTTTTAGCAAAA